GTGAAGCAGTTGGTCTATCGTCTCTTTGTCCGTTAGGGGTTGCTCAAATACGATTTGCGCCTTCAGTATCGCTTCAGTATGATTCATCATCTTTGGTAATTTATTTGTCTTGTAGTTAGTTCCTCTTCATCCTCACATTCGCAAGAACTTTTATTACAGTCGTGGCAACATTCGCATCGCCAATCGTCATCGTTGTACTCACCACAGATGTCGCAAGTGCGACCTTCATAGTCTTGGTAAACTGCCAAGTCCCAATCTAAGTAATCCATTACGCTGGTATATTAAAAAGGTTCTCGATCAACTCGTACAATGCCATCATAGCAGTAATTCCGATTGCTACCAGAAGGTAAGCAGTACCTCCGTAGAGGAGGTTTTCTTTGAGGGTGTAGGTCTTTTTAGACATAATGTTAAGTGTTTTAGTTCATGCTAATATACACAAAATTGTTAACACCAAACATTATTATACTTTTTTTTCTGTAGTCGTGTATGGAAGCACTTCCATTATCAAATCGTCTACATCCTCAATCTTTAAATAAGTGAATACATCTTGGGCGTTCCATCTGCCCACCCACTTGTATAATGCATCTTCATAAGGGATGTAGTTTCTTCGTTCTACATTGTCTTTATCAAACTTAGCACACAATTCTATAGCCCTCTCTCGTAACTTGTCCTTACGCATTACATAGAACTCATCGGGGAACTGAAAAGCAATGTACTGTGCCTTTGAATCTTTGTGACACCATCCATTACCTCCCCATACATTAATGAACTCAAGAAGTATATAACCCTTTAGGTGCATCTTCTTTAGTCCCTTGACATCTACCAACTTATCTCCCCAGTAGAAATCTATGTGCTTTTTATCGTCTTCAATGTCGGATTTTAACGCACCAGTGATCTCTTTAAATAAGGCTTCACCAGTCTTACCCATAGAGACACAATCTTGTGTTCTATTGATGGTAAGGTTACGACCACCTCTTAGATAGGTTCTTAGGCTTTCGTGTTCATTGGAACTCATTCAAGTCGGTTTGCTTTAGTAATTCATCTCCATTATAGAAAGAGAATGTACCAGAGGAGTAGGTGACCTTGTAGCCACCATACCCACCCGACACATCAAACTTGTACTCCGTGTCATTAATAACAGTAGTAAGACCTTCTCCTTCTTGATAGTCCTCTACCTTGTGACCTTGAGTAAATAGCCAAGCAAGTAATAACCTACTAACCTTCGTATTCTCCATATATCTTTTTTAAGTCTGCAATGTGTGTAGACCACTCTCTTGGATTACAAGAGCAAGGTATATAATACTTGTGTTGGAATACTCGTGCGTGTACTCTGGATAGTGGCTCTTGCCATTCCTCCTTAATCTCTCTGCCGTTGAACTGTGTAAAGAACTGCTTGAGGGTTTCGTATTCACCTCTTTCTAAGCATAGGGGTTGTGTTCTTCTTGGAAACAATTTGTTGAGCTTCTCCTTACGAGCATCACATCCACAATCTATTCCCGTAATCTCAGCAAAGGTGTCTACGAGTTTCTTGATCCCCGTAGCCTTAGTGATTTTTTCAATGTCATCTCCAAGACCTTTAGATTTGGTCGTAGTCTTGGTTCTCGTAGTCTTCGTAGTCTTCTTGGATTTTTTCTCGGACATAACTCTTAGTCTTTTTTAGTGTATCAAATATGCTGTATAGTGAGATCTTCGTCTCTTTCTCAATATCCCTCATACTCATCTCGGTAGTATGGTATATCTCAAACATCTTCTTGTCGTACCAATGCAGTTCGGTAGTAGACTCCCAAATCTTTTCTATCAGCCTCTCAAAGGCTTCTGCCTCAACATAGTCAAAGGCATCCTCTTCTTTGTCGTATTCTACCATATCACCAGAGAATACTAAGAGGTCTTTCTTGTTTTGGAAGTTGCGTACCATATTACGGAGTGTAACCCACACAAAGAGCTTGTTGGGTTCTCCCTTGTACATTATGCGATCTGGTTCTTCTACATAGCGATTTAGACGGATGTACATCTCTTGTACAATATCCTCCGCATAATCACCAGCACCAAAACTATGAGCCATCTTAACCCACTCTTTGTGCTTTGTAGCAAGAAGGTCTAAGACTGTCATTCTTCAGTTGCCCAAGTCATTACTAACGCAAAAATCCCAAAGCACAACTGCAAGGAGTGGTACTTGGGATTCTCGTAATCTTCATCAAAGTTGGAGTTCCAGTAGTTAACGCCTACCATAAACCCCGCAAGGGGGGCGATGTCAAGTGCAAAGTTCATTTTCTTTTATGCGGTTTATCTCTTCTTCTCTAATATACAACTTTTCACGAGTTTCTAACAACTCTTGTCTCAAGTTATTAACACGCTCTATAAGTTTAGCGTTCTCTCTTGCGAGGGTAGCCTCTGGGCTTTCCTTGTCTCCTCCTAAGCGGTGCATAATGTCTAACGCTTCTTGGAAGTATCGGGGATACACCCTATCCCATTTAAGGTTTTGCTCGTGCCACTTGGTAGCGTGGATAACTGTTGCGTGATTCTTCTTTGTCACTCGTGCTATCTCCAGCGTTGTGAACAATTCTCGTGCCGCAACCATAAAGGCAAACCTTGCCATCACATTCTTATGCTGACGATTAGGGGTGATGTGGTTCGTGTAGATGTAATGGTTGTACTCTTCTTGTAGTAGTATTTCAGTTGGTCTCATTTTAGGTGTTCGTTTAGATTATCAAATCGGTCTTCGTAGGTCTTTACTTTCTTTGCAAGGTGTTGGATGGTTAGTTTTAAATCTGCGTTCTTGGCTTCCGCCTCCCATACCATTTGTTGTACATCTTCTACCATCTCTATAGCGGCAGTCATAGCACCATAGATACTTATTAGGTCTATGAAGATGTCCATCTCGTAACTGTTGCTCGTGTCTTGCGGTTTCAAGGCATTGGCAATGTTCATTAGGTCGTGGTTCTTTTGGCGTAGCCATAGCAGAGCAAGGCTCTTACTGCCACCTCTTACCCATCGGTATTCATCTGGTATCATTTCTTCCATAAGGGCAATATACTAAAAAGGTAAGTCACCTTGTTTTTTTTCTTTCATACAAATAAGATTCTCTCCGTGAATCTCAAAGCCGACATTATCTGGCAAGGAACGGAATCTAATAGGCTCATCCATAGGAGTAGGTCTACCACCAGTCTCCGTCTCCTTTATCTTTCTTATGTGTACTTGGTTGTACATCCATTCCGTAGGATGGGAAATATAACGATGGATGACAATAAAATCATCAGCACGGTTGACCCACTTACCGCCCGATTCAATATCTGCTGCACTTGGTGGTATAGGATGTCCAGCGTATTCGTGTCCTTGTGCGTGTTTCATACGCAATGCTGAGGTTACTGCGTGAGCTGCCATCCATATACTTACATCGTGTTGCTTTGCCCAATTACGGAAGTGGGTAGCCACCTCGTAGTCGTACTCGTGACCGCCAAGTGTAGAGAACATCTCTTTGTCCTTTGCGAGTGAGTTGTATGGATCAATAAAGAATCCATCAAACCCTTCTTGGTGGTAGATGTCAGTAGCCTCCTCAATCAAGTCTTTGTAGGTGTACATCTTCTTATCGGTGTCAATGATAATGAAGTAACGCAGTATAAGGTCTTGAGCCATATAGAACTCATCCTCCTCAATCTTGTTTATAGGTTTACCCAAGAAGAACTCGGTAAGTTTCTTGATGAGTGAGACGGGTGTGTTCTCGGAACTGAAGACCAACCACTTGATGTCGTTAACGATTGATTGAAGTAGCATTAGATATAATACTACAGAGGTCTTACCAACATTTGCGTGTCCTAAGACAATGTTGAAGTTGCCTCTTTTGAACCTTAGATGTGCATCCAGATTCCATTGCCCGAACTTCAAGCCTTCCTTCACCTTGCCCATACGCACTTGGTCAAGTTTGTCAAAGACTGAAGCATAAGATATTTTAGCCATAGAGTGTTTTGGTGTTAAAAAAGGGAGCGCAATGCGCCCCCCTAAGATAGATTAAAATGGCATATCATCCATTACTTCTTCCCTTCCTTGAAAGTGTTGCTGGTGGGTTGAGGCGGCTTGGGCTGCGCCTTTCTTCATTACCCAGTCAGCAAAGGTCTGTGCGTTTGCGATTACTTGCTGAGGTGTACCACCTAACTCGGCTGCTGCCTTTAGAGCCGTTTGACGGATGATACTCTCATCTTTTGAGGTATGTGTACCACCTCCTTGAGAAGTGTTGTTAGAAACGCTCTGAGGAGCATACTGAGGGTTTACGGGCTTGACCGTGTAGTAGGTCTTGCCATTGTACTCTCGTGGGATGTAGTCGTAGGTAGCCTCTTGACCCACTACGAACTTGTTCTGGTCGGCAGACTTGGAATTGTACTTACCGTTGTCTCCATTCTCAAAGGTTACATAGAACCCATATAGAGTTCCGTACTGACCCGTGTAGGGTTCTCCTGCGGACTTGATGTCCTTTACAATAGATGTTTTAGTCATCGTTATTTAATTTAGTTAATAGTTCAAAGTTAATTAAAATGTTGATATAACCAACAAAAAAAAATGGGGGTGGGTTAAGCCCCCGCATTCGTTAACACACAATCTACGAGGGTAACCCTAACCTCGCAATAATTCTTTTCAACTGATGGGTCAAATGCGATAGTAAGTTTGTGGTAGTATTTAGGACTATCGTCTGGAATCCATCCATTAGCAACGAGAGTATCAGCAACAAACTTTGAAACAAGTACATTATTGTCCACATCGGCACGAGTATTGTACCTAATATAGATAGTGCAGCTCTTTGCACTATAGTGGTCATAATCCGCCAACGCAGCCTCAACGATTTCTTTATAGCCATCTTTAATCTTTTTACGATATGTCCAATGTTTACCAGCATACAAACTATTTAGACTTATAGTTTTCGGCAATTTCAGCAGAAGTTCTACGGTATTCGTCATACGCCAAGTATTCTAATTCTTTTTCTAAATGGTCAATAGCCTTTTGGATGTCTTGTTCCATAGGGTTGCCTTCTTTCTTACCCGCTCTTAGCAGATAGGCGATAGCCACACCCAAGTTGTAGTTATCTCTTTGAAAGTCCATACACACATCAAAGGCTTCAATGTCTTTGTACTTACCTAAATAGTAACTTGGTGTCAATTTCCGTTTGATGGTATTTTGCGAGTTGGGAGGAGTTTGCTCTTGACCATACCCTTCTATCATCGTAGAATCCGAAGTGGAGGTAAAAGTGGTCTCGTAAGGTGATTTCGTTGATTTCATATTCTTCTGGGTATTCGGAGATATTATACTTGGGTTTCATCTTGAGTTGATTTGAAAGCATCAAATAGTTTCATAGCACCTTCGGCACTAATTCCTTTTAGAGAATAGTCTCTAATAATGAACTCTCTAAGGAGTCTTACTTCATTTGCGAGGGCTTCAACACGAGCCTCACATAGATCAATGTACTGGTCTTTAACTGACATAGTTGTTAAGGTTTTGGATTAGTAAAGGTAGTTCCTCATCTCTTACTGCTATCACATAGCACTCTGTGTACTGAGGCATATCCTTTAGGTAGATGTTAAGAGCTTGAATATCAGAGTTGGCATTTACAATGCCGTGTCTTATTCCTAAGTTGTCAATGATAAAATACTTCTTCATAGTTGTTTTGATTTGATACGAATGTAAACAAAAATCTTAACACTCTACATTTAGGGGATATTTTTTTTATTTGTCATCTCTTAGATACACCACCCCCTACTATGCAACTCTATTTAAGGGGCATAGGGTTAAAGCAATAGAATATAAGTAACTCTTCAATAGAGAGAATATAGTAGAACTATAATTGAGGGGTCTACAAACCCCTCTCTCTATTTAAGCATATAAGATACTAAACCCGTAGTCTTTCTCTTATAGCAACCTTATATCGTAACTGACCTCCTAATCGTAGTTTTTGCATAGTTCGGAGTGGATGTTGTCGGGGTGGAGGGACATTGCACCTTCATCAGCTTACTTTACTTGGTAGGGTTTAAAGCCCTTTCGTTTGAGGATGTTGTTACATTTAGATGTAGGAGTCAAACTGGTATAAACTCTCCTTTTATGTCAAAAAAAAAGACCTCATAAGTAGCAGCCTCAACTCTGCATACCTAATCGGTCTTATCTCTTTCAACGCTAACTGACTTTTGTTGAGGACATCAGCTTCGCTATATGTATAATAGGTTAACCTATTCTATATCTATTTGTTTTCAAATATAAAGATTATGCTCTTTGCTTTAGACTTGGATTATTCACAAACTACTTAACACCGCCTCTTTTATCCAGAGTGCGTACTGCGAAGTAACCGCCTACAACGGTTACACTTAACATATTCCAAAGTTGTACCCAAGCATTATTCACATCTACCCAACCCATACCATCAAAGAAGGTCATAAGCACAAGGAATACTACTACCACGATCAGCGTTAGTGGTCGTACATTTTTAGACAACCAAGAGTCCGATGTCATATCGGCATTCCACCTATTGCTTATCTCGGCTTCAATAGAAGCCTTTAGAGCGGCTTTCTCCTCTGGAGTGGATACATACCTATCTACGACATTAGAAACGGCTTCTATCGTCTCCTTTGCGCCCTTGCCGAGTATTTTGTTTAGTAATGGGTTCATTGCATTTGCATTTAGGGTTGCATTCCTTTGGTTCTATCTCACACCACTTACGACCCACACGCCTCACACTCTGGATTGTCTATTGAGCATTGCTCTGGTTGCTCCTTGTTCTCCAATTCATTTACAAAATCTTCAAAGTCGCTTGAGAATCCAAAATCTGTGTCGTTCATCGTATGTTCTTTAGTCGTTCGTTTTCTTTAGTTAGGAAGTGTACCTCAGTACGCAAGGCGTGAACCTCAGCCGTCAAAGCTAAGACCTTTTCATTGCTTTCCGTAAGCAAGTCCTCTAATCTTTGTACTCGGTCTTTTAGATCGTGTCGGTACGCAAAGTCCTCTTCTCTATCCATCTCTCGCTCTTGTTGTTTTGCCTTGAGCTTACTCTCCCAAAACTTCCAAGCAGCACCAGAGGTAAGTGCCGTGACTATTGCGATAACTATGCCTTGTTCTTCCATTGTCTATGCCAAAATTCGCTATGTACCCTTTTTACACTACTCAAAGACGATAGCCAAAGGACTACCCAACCCCAATGAGAAGCAGAGTTATTAAGATAACCTTCCAAAGCGTAGAATGTTACGGTTGTGCTAAAGACTGTGAATGAGAGTAATGAGGCAGTCTTTCTTAATTTTATGTCTTGCCGAGCAACGGCAAAGAGCTGAAAACCTCCTACCAACAATCCGTAAATCTGGTAGAAGGGTAGCCAACCCAACTCAATGATAGTTGCGGGTAGCAGTAAGATGAAGTTCAACATACCGAGCATTATCTCCGTAGGTTGACTATCGGCATAGAGGAATATCTCCTTGAGGTTACTTAAACAACGCTTTACCATTTCTTGTATCGTGTCTTTCCGTTCTCCTTATACGCTACCAGTACCTCACCTCTATTGCCCTCTGCCTTGTAACTGCAATGCACCCAAGCGAACTCACCCATATCATCTGGAAACTCTCCTATGAGTTGGTCAAACTCTAAGTGATCTTTGATAAACATAAAGAGGTCACGATTCGTGTACCCCTCTGTAGACTGCATATCCAATGCCTCACCCTTTGAGTGTTGAGAGTTGTTAGAACCGCCTATGGCTTTGTTCAACTCCTTTGACCGATAGCCAGAAGTAACTCTTAATGGCTTCCCAAAGTGATTGCGACAAGGCTGAAAGATATTCTCTGCTACCGCCTTTAGGTTGATAAGGTGGGTGACTGTTGGCTCGTTGGCAATCCCCTTTCGTAAAGCAGTCGCAGAGTATGTCGCTTCTGCAAGGCTTAGGTTGGTAGTCAGTTTCATTCTTCATCTGTTAGATATACCGACCCTATACCTTGCGCTCGGACTGATCCATCACAACACTCTATAGAGTAGGTTGAGGTCTCCCAACACAAACAACCTCTGCGCCCCCCTTTTGGGGAGGTGCGAGAGGGGATATAGTTTTTGTTATTATAGTTCATCTAAAGTAGGTTCTGGAAACAACTCTGGTCTCGCCACCTTACAAGCCTCAAGCCATTCTCTACGCACCTCACTTGCACCCATTACGAGCAGACCGAAAGGCGCACACCATACTACTTGGTTATTCCAAGAGGCATCCGCCTCACCATCCCAAAGGACATCTACTAAATACGCATCACCATATACGGCTTCCGTGAGGATTTCCCCTTCTTCATCGTATGTTGCTGGGGTTGTTACCTCGTGTCCTAATTCTACGATTAGGTGTGAGTGGCTCGGTACTAACTCGCCTTCCTCATTTTCAATATGAGGTAGTGCGTTTGCCTTTGTTGTATATGCTCCTTTAGAGCCGAATCTATACTTGCGAAATACTTTGTTCATAATCTTATGCAGTTAGTGCCGCTAATTCGGCATTGGTTAGACGAGTAGTGAATGTTACAAATTGCTTAATAGAATCATCTAAATACCTATTGCTAATCAAATCACCTAATTCAATAACGCTCGTTGCTGGGATTGCGCTTGATGTATCAGTACCTACACTTGCGCCATCTACATAAACTTGAATATCATTATTAGCATAAGCGATAGCAATTTTATGAACACCGCTTGTGATTCCAGTACCAATTAAAGCGGTAGTGCTACCAGCCACATTGATGTGTGCAAAAAACTCGTTTCCGCCGCTTCGTCTTAATCCAATGTAATTAGATGTTGTTCCATCGTTCACGCTAAAAGCCCAAGAAGAAGAAAGTGTTTTTGTGCTTGTGTTAATCTCGCAAAGTATAGTTCCTTCAGTTTGACCTATCAATGCCGTTGCAGAAGTCTTACTACAAGAATCCGCCCCCCTCGTACTCGCCGAACCATAGGTAGGTATGTAGCTTGTTGGGTAGGAGCCAGCTTCTACTTGCGCTCCGTACATTAAAAAATCCCAATTTTCTGTCGCAGTAGTATTGTATATTAAAAGCATTACATCCCCAGCGGCAGCAGAACAGTTAGCAGTAAAATCAAATTCTTGCCATTCTGTTGTTAAAGTAACCGTTTCTGTATGTCTGACGGAGCCAAAGCCAGCATCTCTAAAATAAAGTGTAATACTAAGGTTTCCCCCAGTATTTGATTTTAATCTTACAGAGGCAGTATCGTTGCTCGCATCTGGTGTAAATGTCATCCAAACACGAGTTAATGAAAACGCTCCCGAATTATCCAACAACACCCTTGACGCGTTCTGAACACCTTCTGGTGAAACCGCATAATTTGGTGTAATAGAAGCCCCATTCTCAACAGCCCAGCCCGTTGTTGTTCCGTTACCCGCAATCGGTTCGCTATACTTGATTTTATTCACCCTACTCGGCTCAAGCAACAAACTCGGACAAGTCGCACCGCCAGAATAGTCTAATCTCGGCATATCTCCCAACAATCCAGCAGATACTGGGGCGGTGGTGGTTTCTATGTAGTCGGTGGCTACTAAACCTTGTTCTAATTGGGCGTCTTGGATGTAGATGTTTCCAGCTCCAGTATTACCAACGCCATTATCAACATCACTTGGGTAAATACGAGCGTAAGTACCAGCCGAAGCATTCCAAACAATAGTGCAGCGATACCATCCTCCGACAATACTATCTACCTTTGTTGTAATAACATTATTTGTCGCTACTGCCCCAGTAGATAAATTGAAATAAGCCTCTTTAGAGCCGCTATCATCTAATCGTAAATACAAGAAATTATGAGTACCAGCCTTTGCGTATACACTAAACGCTACAACACCAGAAAAATTAATAACTTGCTCAATTCTAGCAAAAGATGCCGATTTACTTAAAAGCCACGCATCACTACTGCCATCGTAACCCGATTGTCCTCCAGTAATAGTTGTGCCAGAAGCCTTTATCCAACTCGCATTAGAGAAGGTATTACTCTGCAATATGATATTCTCCCTCCCCTTCTCAATAAGCCCACTCGCATTTACACGAGTCGCTGGACTCGCTCCGCTTCCATCTCTTGAGAAAGTGAAATCGCCACTACCATCGGTAGGTTTAATAGAATAAAGTTTATCGTCTTTGTATCCGCTTGGTATCATTACCAGCGAGGCTTTGTCGTAAGTTGTAGCCATATCTTAATTTAATTCAAATAATTTATCTGTTAAGCAGCCCTCTACAACTGCACCATCTTCTACCATTCTATTCTCGTAAGAGGCGAATACATCATAGTAATTCAACATCCCAAGACCTTGTAGCCCCTTCTCAAGACATCCATCGTATATACCACCATTATCCTTTAACGGCAAGATGTCGTTAGCAATGCGTGTCTTAAACTGCGCTACATAATCCTTCGCTGGAGCAAAACAAGCAATAGCAGCCTCATTCTGTATTGAGATCGTAGTCCTTGAGGTCTTACCCCAATAAGTCTCGCAGTATATCTTTCCCCAATTACTCATTCTCTAATTTGTTTACCAGCTTTTTCAGCTTCTTTAGGTTAACCTCTTTGACCTTGTAGCGTTTCTTACAAGTTCCAGCCTTGAAAGACTGCGTCTTTGTCTGGGTGTATGTCATCGTTGTTGTTTGTGTTATACTCTGGGTAAGTGTTATTGTTGAAAGACATAAAGTCAATAAACCTACGAGTGTAGTGTTCTGCAACATCTCGGTGCTTATTAATCAAGAAGTCTACCTCCTCTTTCTCCATTGCAATACTGTTCTCTGCCGTGTGCTTATAAGCACCTCCATTAGAGATAGTATAAGCAGCGTGAGGTAGGTATTCTACCATAGCCCAATGAATCAACATCGGCTGAATATAGTCATCCAACAAAGTCTCGTAGGCAGTTGTTAGCGTACCTCCTACAATATCGTTGCGTAGCTTATCGTATAGTTTCGTACCTAAGTAGTTTTGGATGTGGATTTCTTGAGCCACCTCTATGAACTGGAGGAACTTGTCACTATCTACATTACCACTCAGTACGCTATTGCGTACCAAGTCATCTCTCTTTATGAATAATACCTTTGCCATTATTTTCCGTAATTAGGATGATGCCCTTGTCTCGGCATATCTATTGGTGCTATCGCAACCTCTTTAGGGTTCTTAGGCATCTTAAAGCCTTCTCTTACCGCTTGGTTAACATTTACAAACTTTGTTCCTTGTAGGGCGTTGCCTCCCCATTCCGTTCCGTCTTTCTTGAGTCGTTTCTTGTAGATCCTACGCTCCCATCTGTGGTAGCAGTTTACACCGCCCTTGTACTTAAATAGAGAGTAGTTCTTGCCCTTGTGACCGAACTTTTTGTTGACACCTCTTGCACTCATCATACCAATGTCTTCCTTGCGGTAGAGCATCTTCTTAGACATCATCGTCTTACAGAATGTTCTGCTCTCGCCTATAGGGGTCTTAGAAGTGCCTTTAGCGTACTTGTAACGCACTTTGTACAACTTGGTGTCTTGGTTACTATCTTGCGTAGCAGAAAGGCTTACAAGCCCGTTTAAATAGCCCTCAACATCAAAGTCTTCGGGTTCTTCATCTCCTACTTCTTCTGCATCTACGAGTTCCCACTCGTCATCAAGAGGTTCTTCCTCTCCCAAGTCAGCCAATGCATCTAACATCTCGTGGGCTAACTCGTCATCAAGAAAAGGGCGGCTATCCTCGCTTAACTCAACACTCAACTCTTCCTTAGTCTCCTCTGGAATGTCTGCTTGTAACTCCAAAGGTTGTAGTGTCTTAAAGTACACATTCAATGAAGCACCATTCACCGCTAAGATGTCATCAATAGCATCCAAAATTAACTCTTGGATAGGGCGTACAACCGTGTTGTGGAATAGCAAAGAGGCGGTCTTCAACTCGTCAGCGTTGTTACCCAAGCCCGTATTGTCCTTAATACCCATCAACATCGGAGAAGTAACTCGGTGGGCTACCATCAACTTACGCATACTCTCGTCTGCTAAGAATTGGTACTGCTCACTTGCATCACTTAGTTGTACTGGCTCAATAGAGGCAGCCATCTCCTTGTTGTCGTTAAACGCCAAGATGAACTTACCAGAGTTTGATGAACCACTAAACTTTTGAATGATTCGTCTCTCTATAAGCTCACGCTCTTCCTCAGTTGGTACACCATTGTTGAAGTTAATCAACATTGACGGAGATAGTCCGTTCTTAATGTTGTTGATGTGGTAGTTTGCTACCTCCTCTTCCAACTCCGCATAAGGTAGACCACCTTGATAGTCTACGGGTGAGTAGTAGTAGAATCCACTTCTGTAAGGCTTGATACAATAAATCTCAAGACCTTCGCTCTTCTCTCCGTATCCAAACGCTGGGATGCGTACTGGCTCATAGCCCTTCTTACGAATCTTTGTCCAATCCTTAGAGTAGTAGTAGCCCGTAACCTCTCCGTCCTCGTTCATCTTCTCCATACGAAGCGTCTCAATAGGGAAATGCTCTACTTGTACAATCTTAGTCTTGTCCTTGTTGTAGATGATCTGCATTGCCGCTTGACCCATCGCCTTTAAGTCAAAGGTGACCTTTCTCATACATTGACGAGAAAACAATGATTTCATCATTGCATACTCATCGGGCTTACGAGCGGCATCAGTAGCATACAAGCCCTTGCCGTAAATCAACTCCGTCATACCATTGATGATGGCGTTGTTTGTAGCAGAGCCGTTATAGCGGTCTATAAGGTACTGGAAGTAGTTGTTATCCTCTCCATAGGCTACCCACTCCTTGCGGTTGTCTTCAACAACGGCTGGGGTAGTATGCGATGCGAGGTTTACGATGCGTATATTGCTCATCGGTAAATATATTGGTTATCATTGTCAGTATCCTCGTAGTAGGTGAACTGACTATTGTTTATGCTGAACTTCTCTAAGTCGGTTTGGTTGGTGCAGTACACCTTACCACGATAAATCTCGTTAGTACCAGTAATTCTTATGTTGTAGTATCTCCCCTCTTTGAATGTATAGGTAGGGGTGATGTGCAAGTAATTCGCCTCTTGCGTAGCCGTCAAAGATTCCGTAGAAGAGGTATTCGTCTCCTCATCAGTAATCTTAACGGAGACACTTGTCTCAAAGGCTCTTGGGACAAAGTATATCTTCTTATCTGTTGTACTTACAATATGCATAATAAGTTAACCATATAGAAGGTAAAGTGTTATGCAAAAAAAAGGGGAGACCGAAGTCCCCCCTAACCAAAACACCTATGTCCTCCTAAAAGGATAAGACAAATATACTACTTTATTACGCAGTTACAATAGTCTCAGTAGCAGAAGTCATCCCAGCGAATGGGTTGCCCTCTACTGCACCAGAGATAAAGTTAGCAGCAGTACGCTCCATAGCAGAGAAGTCAAGAGTGTAGCCAGACAAGTCACCCATCGCAGCACCACTAACAATAGTACCACCAGTAACATCTGCTCCATTCTCACGACCTACCAAGTAAGCATTTCCGTTGTAGTCCTCAACAACGATGTGTGGTCGGCCATACGCCATCAACTTCAATTCGTTGTTATCCTCCTTGCTCAACTGAGGCAAAGTAAGGTTGACTACTTGCTCAAAGAACACAGTTCCATTCTCACGAGAAGCATTGATAGTTTGAGAGACGCTTGAAGCACCTTTCAACTCATACTTGTACGCAGAGAATGTACCCGCCATATCAGTCACCTCGTCCGAAGTCAAGGTAATCGTACCCAAGTCACCGAAGTCTACGAAGTAGACGGCACGAATACCACCTACAGACTCTCTACAAGGTAAAGCACGACCTTTCGTTAAATCACAAGCCATATTTTCTTTTTATTAAAAAAGGGCGAACAAGCAATCGCTCACTCGCCCCTTTAATTATTAACTAATTACTACTTCTTAGGTGTAGTAAACGATGTCTGCACCAATTCCGTGTTGTACACCCGCAGTAAAGCGCATAACTACACGAACATTTTGAGATCCATCAAGGTCAGCCATATCAATTAGCTTCACCTCGTTGTGGTCGCTCAACAAACCAGTACCGAAGAACAAGTTTGATTTTTGAGCAGCAACCATATCGTTGTCTGGCATACCAGAACATACGAACAACTTAACACCATCAAAAGCCAAATCGCCTCCGTTGTACCAAGTAGTACCAGCGTTGTTCACACCATTAGCACCCAAACCAGAAGCACCGAAGCCACCCAAAGCACGAACATAAGCACGAGCGATGTTTTGAGATACATAGATGTACAAATCTTCTTTGCCGTAAACTGAAGTAGGGATAGCATCAACTACCTTACCCAATTCTTCAATAACATTTGCAGCAGTAACTGTAGTACCAACTACATCAATTACAGATGCATCAGCAGCCAATAGAGCAGTAAAGCCGTCAAACTCACCAGCAGTTGCCGCAGCACCTTGCCAAATGTTTTCTTCAGTCTTCTGTGCTACTTTAGCAGCAATGTGACCAATCAAGAAGTCTGCAAATGAAGGAGGCAATGAATCAAAGGCAGAGTAGCCCATTTGAACTGCTTCCCAATCGTTGTGGAAATCTTTCTTACACAATTCCAAGTTTACTTGGAACTCGTCTGGTTGTAGGATACGCTCTGCAAGTGTAACTGTGCTTTGGTCAGCAAAGTCACAAGCAGCGTCTTTCACCAATGCGTTAGTAGAAAGAGTTTTGATTACTTCTTTATACTTGACATTTGGCTTCACAGTAATACCTCCACCTTCAATGGTGTCGGCAGAAAGGAGTGCAGCAGAGATGTACTTCCCTGCAAATTCTCCAGCATAAGTAGTAGTGATACTTGTTGCCATTTTCTATTTATTTAATTATTGATTATTCAACTTTATAATAAGTTAACTATGTGTTGTTGTGAGTGTTAGTTTTTTTCGTTTCTTTGGAGAAACCAAAACACTTTATTATGGAAATCACAAAGAGATTTAACTACAAGAGTAACCGCAAAGAATGGTCAGTATTCTACGGAGCAGGAACGAGCAAGACTACTGCTTACTTTCCCAAGAAACAACAAGCAAAGTTATTTGTAGATTGGATTACATTATCCGATTACGGAAGGATAGATGGAGATGCCGTAAGCAAGGCATATTGGAAATATCAAGATTCACTAAAATAAGAAAGGAGGGCAATGCCCTCCTTTTTGTTAGTTAATAAGTCCTTGTACTCGTTTAAGTTCTTGTAGAACTTCGCCTACTTGGTCATTGTAGTATTTAAGAGATGACTTATCTACTCCAAGTTCATCCATTGCTTGTGAAGCCTTATTAATCTCTTTTTGTTGAGCAGATACAGTATCACTCAAGGAAGACACCATTTTTTGCATCTTTCTTTTCATATCTGCTAACTCATTTCCGCTTGAAGACAAGTTGGACAAGTCTTTTTGAATAGCACCTGCACGAGCCTTCAAGTCGTCAATTAAAGCCAACTCTACCTTCTGCTCTTCGCTCAACTCAACTTCTTGAGCCTCTTTTGCTTTGGCAGATAACTCTGCCCAAATAGATTCTACTTTCTTCATAAGTTCACTTGTTAACGGTGGCGTAAGCCATTATCCTAATTTGTCAAAGATTCTTGATAGGGTGTCTTTTCTTGCGCCTTTAGAGAACTTCTGCAAGTCAGCAGTCTTGGTCTCTGGAGAGTGCTTGATAGGTTTAGCAGCAGGTTCGTCAGCAGACAAGTCTACTTCTTCCTTAACTTCCTCAGCCATCTCTTCTTCTTTAGGAGACATCATAGATTTGATTTCTTCAATCATCTCTTTCATCTCTGCTACCGCAGCAGACAACTCCTCTTTAGTAGCGTAAGCCATTTCTTCTTCGGCTTGTTCTACTTCCTCAACTTCTTCAGTTGCTGGTGCTTCTTCAGCCTCTGGCTCTTCTGCTTCTTTAACCTCAGCGATAATACCTTCTTCAGCAACGACGAGAATCATACCATCTTCCAAAGTGTACTCACCGATAGGAAGAGCGATACGCTCGTCTTCTTCAGTTACGATGAAGACTTCTTGGTTGGCTTCAAATGCTTCGGCTTCAATAGTAGTGCCGTTCTCAAGTTTCATAGACTCCAACTTAACCTCGTCTTGTAGGTTAAGGAGTTCCATAATTTTAGACAATGTTTCTTGTGATTTCATATCTTACTTTAATTAAATACTTGCAAGGTCACTAATTAATGATTCAGCCGCTTTCAAGGCTTTACGAGCCTTTTGTTCGGTTTTGCTCACTTCCGAGATTTCTCTTGATAAGTCTACACCTAAATCACTTTCAGCATTTTTCATCTTACCGATTACTTTGTCAAACTCTTTGATTGCTGAAGCAATATCATTAGTTGCAGTATTAACTTTTGCTTTAGCACTTGCCAATGTGTTTAAGCCATCTGCAACACTCAACTCCACCTTTTGTGAAGCCAACTTTGCGAATACCGCCTTTTCAGTTTTGCCTTGTTTCATTACTTTCTTGCTTTGTTAGACCAATCCTTAAACTCTTTCAACTCACCTTTTACACGAGTAAGAACATTGTCCATATCCTTGATGCGTTGTGGTAAATCACCAGCTCCAAAAACCTCGTTGTGCTTTCGGATAAGTTCATCAACTATTGCACGGCTTTTAATAAGAAGGTTGTCAGTTTTGTCAACATCTTGAGACACTCTACGAGCCTCTTCTCTCGCTGCCATTACATTCTTGAATGTTTCTTTCCAAGAATTAACGAAATCAGTATAAGCAGATGAGGCATCCGTCATTAAAGACAAGTCTACTTTCTCTGCCCCTTGCTCTTCGGCTAATTTAGCCATCACCTTATTTAGCGATATTCTTTTCATTATTTCCAGTCGTTTAGTCGTTCTGCATCTCTTTCAGTAGAAACCATAATAGCACCCATCATCTCATTCAACTCAATGATATTTGTGGGGAGATCAACACCCAATTCTTTTGCTTGTGCCTCTACCTTGCTAAATAACTTTTGAGCGGTATTTGCATCTTGGTAAATTCTACCTAATACTTTTCTCATTCGTTGAGCCTCTCTCGCTAATTCAGTAGCACCTCTGGCTTCCTTGTTGAACTGACGCTCTACATCCTTCGCAAATGATTCAAAGTCATCTAAACGACTCAAGTCAACTTTTTGTGTAGACAGTTCCTGCCAGATTTTTTGTACTCGCTTCATAGTATGTTAACTATATGTGTGTGTTAGTGTTAGTTTTCTTTCAGTTTGCTTTCAGCCCATCGTAAAGCACTCTTACCGCCCCACAACAAATAACTGATATACCCACAAGAAGTCGTATCGCCTTCATCATAATACTCCTCTGCTCTACTCAAGTAACTATACATTCGTTTAATCGTCTCTTTGGAGATCGGCTCACCCTTTGCTAACTGCTGCGCTCTTACCTTACCGACTTGTGTAGCACACTTGTTATTTACCTTCTTGTTTAACTCAATACCCCTTTTAGCGTTGTTGCGTACCGAAGTGGGGTAATCCGAATAAGTCTCTAATTCAGTACGCTTACCCTTTTTTGTGCGGAGGTCGTTCTTGATGATAGCCTTGATAGCGTTCAGTTTTAGAGATGCTTCTTTTTCGTTCATATCCTTAAATTCTTGGTACATCCATATACAAATACATAGCGTCTTGCACCTCACGCAAGTCATCCAAAGACTTTCTTAAATTTTTGTATGCCGCAACTGAAGATGCATCTATGCCAAGTTCTTTAGCCGATTGTTCAAATTCTTGCATTAAACTCAAACTTCCTTGAGTCAAAGAGTATGCACTATCTTGTGCTTTGCTAAATATCTTGGTCATCTCTTTAGCCTCTTTGGCGGTAGACTCTAATTGAGCAAAGACCTTCTGGGCTTTCTTAATGTCACCCTTAATGTTCTTGACAAACTGCTTGATGTCATCATTGTTAAACTTCAAGTCTTCTACACTTGATAACTGAACACCCATAGCAGATAGAATTACATTCTCAATCTCCTTGAGTTTCTTTTCTGCTTCCAACTCATCTGCATCAATCTCTTCGTGTTTAGATGCCTCTACCTTATCTACAAAGTAGCCCTCAATACTAAAGCCCTTAACCTTACCAGACTTCACATAACCTTCCCACAACTCATCGTTGAGAATCTTCATACTCACCATCCAAGTACCTACTGGTAGGTTCATACCATACATACGGCTCTTGTCTTGTTCGCCTTCTATGATCCAACTCTCTACAACGCTTGTGCCTTGAACATCCATCTGGTGTTCTAAGGTGGCTTTGTTTTGGTTGCCGTTGATGAAGAACAATTCACTTGCCTTTCTTACCGTGTCTTGCGAGAAGTAGATGTAATACTCATCTTCTCCGTTTCTGCGGTAGATAGGTTTGTTAG